GAAACTTGGGAAAAGAAATACCCACCTTATATTATCAATAAAGGTCTCTCTTACTTTTCTGATACAGTAATGTATGCTAACGAAATGAATAGATTGCACCATGCGTCAAAACATATGCAATTTTCGTTTCTAATAAATACTATACGAAATCAAAAAAGATTTAGTAAGTGGTTGAAAGCGTCAAAAATTAAAGATTTAGATGCTGTAAAAACTTACTTTGGTTATAGTAATAATAGAGCAAGAGAGGCACTATCTGTACTTACTAAAAGTCAAATTGATTATATAAAAGAGAAATTATATAAAGGTGGGAAAAGAAAATGAGTGAGATTATAGCATGGAAACCAGAAAGCATGCTCGAGGTGAAAATCAAAGAGCCAGACGATTTCCTAAAAATTAGAGAGACACTAACAAGAATAGGTGTTGCAAGTAGAAAAGAACGTAAGATTTATCAATCATGTCACATTCTACACAAACAAGGCAGATACTTTATTGTACACTTTAAAGAACTGTTTGCTTTAGATGGCAAAACAGCAAATATTTTTATTAACGACATAGAGAGACGAAACACAATTGCACAACTATTAAGCGATTGGGGTTTGATAGAATTGGTAGGAATTGTGGAAAGTAAAGCGCCACTATCACAAATCAAAGTTTTACCATTTAAAGAAAAGAACGAATGGGTACTTGAACCTAAATATAACATAGGTAAGAAAAAAGAAGAAGAACCCAATGAGAGTAAACAAGATTAAAACTTTTCTAGAACAGGCAGAACTTGATATTGAAAAATATCGTGCTCTAATTATATCTACTGAACACGGTGATAAAGGTAAGACAGCAGAAAGATTAGAACAAGAATCAAAACCTCTTGGTATAGAAACTTATATTGTGCCTTTAAAAGGTACATATCTTACAACTGAGGATGGCGTAACTAAAATTTTCAATCTACAGAAAGATGAGAAAGGATTTGAAATTGATCCCAACAACACAGTTGTTTTCTTTAGAGGTTCACCTGAACGATTAAGTTACTTAGATTTAATTACACAATTAGAAAGACTTGGTTTTCCTGTCATTAATAGTCGTTCATGTTTAGAACGTGCTAATGACAAATATAGAACTTATCTACGACTTAAAGAATTTGGTTTAGAACAACCTAAAACTGTTCTTGTTACTACTGTTAGTAGTGTAGATGATGTAAATGTTTCAGTAGAGAAATTGAATAATAAATTTCCTATGATTATGAAAACACTTACAGGTTCTAAAGGTGTAGGTGTTTTATATGTTGAATCAGAAAGATCATTGAAGGCACTAGTACAAACACTTTATAAAACAAATCCTGAAACTGATTTGTTATTACAAGAATATATCAAAACAGATTTTGATGTAAGAGTTTTAGTTTTAAATAATACTGTGATTGCGTCAATGCGTAGGGATGTTGTTGAAGGTGACTTTAGATCAAATGCTACACAAGGTGCAAAAGTAAAACCTTTTAAATTAACTAAACTAGAAGAAGATCAATGTATTCATGCTGCCAAAGCAATAGGTGGTATTTTTTGTGGTGTTGATTTCATACCATCAAAAGATAGAAAAAATATAAAACCTTTTATGTTAGAAGTAAATCATTCGCCAGGCACAGAGGGTATTGAAGAAGCAACTGGTAAAAATATATCAAATATTATACTAAAACATTTTTTAGATAAAAATAAAAGATATACTGTGCCTAGAGATTGTGGATTTTTAGAAACAGTTTCTATAAAACCATGGGGACCTATTATTGCAAAGTTTGATACAGGTAATTCATCTTTGCCAGTTATACACGGTGATGATATAGAATTAAAAGGTAAAACTGTATCATTCACATTGTTTGATAAACGAGTTAGTTTACCTCATGTTAAAACTATGAAAGTTAATTTAGGTGGTTTAAGAGATTATTCAGAGGAAAGACATACAGTAAAACTAGACATGGATTTTGCTGGCAAGATATATAAAGATATAGAGTTTACTGTTGATGATAGACGCAACAGAACTAGGATTCTTCTCAATCGTAATACAATGAGAAGATTAAACGTTATCGTAGACCCACAACGTAAATATATGATAACCACTAAATTAGAGGTGAAAGAAAATGAATAACAGAAAAATGATGTATGATGCTGCTGTAGCACATGCTAAAGGTCATATCGAAAAACATAAAACAAATGTTGAGATATATTTTAATCAATCTGTTGGTATTGGTGAGCATAGTGATATTATGGAAACTATAGAAAAAGAATTAAACATGATAGCACAATACCATGATCAACTTGAAGTGCTAGAAAAATATTTTAAAGATACTACAATTTAGCTTGACTTTTTTAGTCATAAGTGATATAATATAATTTTATTATGCGATTTTATACGAATGTAACGCCGTATGGCGATAATTTATTAGTTAGAGGTTTTGAGAACGGTGAAAGATTTGAAGACCGTATATCATGGACACCTAGACTATATTTACCTACGAGAGGCGAATCAAAATACAAATCACTAGATGGTAAAAAACTAGCGCCTAAAACATATACATCTATAAAAGACGCAAGACAGGCGATTAGAAGATATCAAGACCACACAAACTTTATTTACGGCACGGATAGATTTCAATATCAATATATTTCAGACGCATATCCTGGTTATGTAAAATATGAAAGAGAAAAACTTCGTATCTATACAATAGATATTGAGGTTACTGCTGAACAAGGTTTTCCTAATGTTAATCAGGCAGTAGAAGAAATGATTTGTATTACTGTGAAAGATCATAATACAAAAAATATTTTAGTTTGGGGTCTTGTTGACTTTCAAGTAAAACAAAAAAATGTTCACTATGTAAAATGTAAAGGTGAAAAAGATTTACTTATACAATTTCTAAAATTCTGGTCTAAGTATCCACCTGATATTATCACAGGTTGGAATAGTAAATATTTTGATATACCTTATCTTGTCAATAGAATGAAAAAGATAATAGGTGAAAGTGCTGTAAAAAGATTATCGCCTTGGAATGTTATTGATGAAGATACTGCATATGTACGAGGTAAATCACAAACATTTTTTAGACTACTAGGCATTGCACAACTTGACTATCTGCAACTCTATACAAAGTTTACAATTAAAGCACAAGAAAGATATACTCTTGATCATATTGCATTTGTAGAACTAGGTGAACGTAAAGATGAAAACCCTTATGACACTTTCAAAGAGTGGTATCAACAAGACATACAATCTTTTATAGATTATAATATTGTTGACGTTGAACTAGTTGATAAACTAGAAGACAGATTACAACTAATTGATCTAGCAATAACAATGGCATATAATGCCAAGGCAAACTATGAAGATGTATTTTCACAAGTTAGAATGTGGGATACAATTATTTACAATGAATTATTAAAATATGATATAGTAATACCTATGCGTGACATGACCCCTAGAGAACACAAAGAAGAATTAGTAGGTGCATATGTAAAAGATCCTAACGTAGGTTTTCATGATTGGGTTGTATCTTTTGATTTGAACTCACTATATCCTCACTTAATTATGCAATATAATATTTCACCTGAAACAATGTTTCCTGAAAAGAGACCTGTTAATCAAGATGATTTACTGAATAAAAGAATAGACACAAGCGATGGTAATTGTTTAGCGGCAAACGGTGCCATGTTTAAAAGAGATAAACAAGGCATGTTACCTAGAATTATACAAAAAGAATATGATGATAGAGTTACATTTAAAAAGAAGATGTTAGAAGCAGAACAAATGTATGCTGACACTAAAGATAAAAAATATGAAAAACTTGCAAGAAAATATTATATCATACAACACTCTAAAAAGATTTCATTGAATAGTGCCTATGGTGCAATAGGTAATCGATACTTTAGATATTATGATCATAGACAGGCAGAAGCAATAACATTGTCAGGTCAATTGAATATTAAATGGATTGAAAAGAAACTAAACGAATACTTTAACAAATTATATAAAACAAAAAGTGATTATATCATTGCCTCTGATACTGATTCAGTTTATATCAATATGGCACCACTTGTAAAAATGACAGGTGCGACAGATAAGAATAAAATAGTAAAAGCATTAGATAAGTTTTGTAGTGAAAGATTAGAACCTTATATTGCAGATTGTTATGACGAACTAGGTAAATACATGAATGTGTTTCAAAACAAGATGGTTATGAAACGAGAAGTTATTGCTGACAAAGGTATCTGGACTGCGAAGAAAAGATATATTCTTAATGTTCATAACTCAGAGGGCGTGCAATATCCAGAACCTAAATTAAAGATTATGGGTATCGAGGCAATAAAAACTTCAACACCTTTACCTTGTCGTGAAAAAATGAAAGAGGGTTTTAAAGTTATTATGGGTGGCGATCAAAAAGAAATGAAAGACTTTATTGTAAACTTTCGTAGAGACTTTGAATTACTACAACCTGAAGATATTGGTTTTCCTAGAAGTGTTAACGGCACAGGTAAATATAAAGATGATACATCTATTTACAAGAAAGGCACACCTATGCATGTCAAAGGTGCGTTGATTTATAATCACTTACTTAAACAATATAAATTAGAACACAAATATCCTAAAATTATGAATGGTGATAAAATACGATTTGTTCATTTAAGAAAAAACAAATGGAATGCAAATGTTATTACTTTCGTTTCTAAGTTGCCTAAAGAATTTGATATGCATGGTATCATAGATTACGAACATCAATTCAATAAAGCATTTATGGAACCAATGAGATTTATACTTGACGCAATTAGATGGCGAATAGACGCCTCTGGCGGTAATACAGTTGAGGACTTTTTTGCATGATAGATTTTACACCTTATTTAAATGATGATAGATTGCCTGTTATGAATACAGATCAGTTTAATTATATTACAGAAAAATATGGCAAAGAAAAATTTAGAGAAGAACTATCAGAATATATCTCACAAGCAAGACCACCTTTTCCTTTCAAAAAAATATCTGAAAAAGATATGATTAAAAATTTTCTTGACTTGAAATCTTTTGATACAAGTAAAAATATAAAATCAAAAGATGACATAGAAAAAACTGTATTTGAAAAGTATGATGATTACAAATATTCTTTTGAAAAATATGGTTTAGGTTTAATTGATTGCTCTAGTGTTTATAATACAGTATCAAATTATTTTATGCAAGAGTTAAGATTAAATTGTGGTAGTTATGGTTTTAGAGCACCAGTAGATGTGTGGCAAAATGGTAATGCAAAAGATATATGGCGTTGTTTTGGTCCTATCTGGCGAGGCATTAATACTAACAATACGTTAGATGAAAAAGTTTACATGAGTGCATTTAGATTAGGCACATATATTGCAACACAATTTAAACCTGTTGTTGCAAAAACAATATATGAAATGACTAATGCGAAAACTGTTCTTGATACTTCTATGGGTTGGGGTGATAGACTTGCAGGATTCTATGCTTCAAATGCAACACACTATATTGGTTGTGATCCTAATCCTAATACATTTAAAATATATCAAGAAATGATAAAAGTTTTTGATAAACTTACTAATAACAAAAAGACAACACAAATATATAATTGTGGTGCAGAAGATTTGCCTTGGGATGAAATTAATAATGTAGATTGTGCATTTACATCACCACCATATTTTTCTACTGAAAGATATAATGAAGGCGGTGAAAAAGAAGAATTACAATCATGGGCAAAGTTTAACGAGTATGATAGATGGCGTGATGACTTCTTTTTGCCTGTAAGTGAACAATGTATTAACAAATCAAAACATACACTTATCAATATCATGGATCCTAAAATAAAAGGTAAAAGATATAGAACAGGTGACGAGTTATGCGATAAGTATAACGAGAAGTTTAAAGGTCAAATAGGTATGAGAATAATGCAACGACCTAAGAGTGACAAATTGTTCAAAAATGAACAAGAGAAAAAAGAATTTATGAATAATATATTCATAGAGAACATATGGTATTTTTCAAACGAAAGTATTGATTTATTTAAAAAAACAACGTTAGATGAATTTTTTGCTTGATTTTATGAGAGGAGTGTGATATAATGAAAGAACTTATGGAAAAACTAAATGAACAAAATATAACAGTAGCAGATTATGCTACTATGATTAAAATAATGCAAGCGTCTCTACAACGAGGTGCTATTCGTATAGATGAATGTACAACTGTAGGAAAACTATACGAAAAGATAAAATTCGTAGCAGAGAAACAACAAAAGGAGAATGAGAATGCCGGACTTTCTAAAACAGATAATTAAAGAAACAGGAAATGAATATGCTTCACTAGTAAGTGAAGGTGTAGAAGCAGGTGATGTAGATACATTCATTGATACAGGTTCATATCATTTTAATGCTTTATTGTCTGGTAGTATTCATGGCGGTATACCTTCTAATAAAATAACTGCTCTTGCAGGTGAAAGTGCAACAGGTAAAACTTTCTTTGTATTAGGTATGTGTAAATCTTTTTTAGATAATAATCCTGACGCAGGTGTTATTTACTTTGAAAGTGAAAGTGCATTAACAAAACAATTAATTGAAGAGC